CTAAGAGCATCAAAAAAATTTAACCCAAATAAAACTTGTACAAATTTTATACAATCACCTGATCCTATAACAAAATCATTGTAACATATTTCTCCTGACTCTCCTACAAAAAACCCAAATGATGGGTTAGTTTCGGTTCTAAATGGAGATAGTATTTTTTGTGACATATTAAATTTACTACCTAAATAATAAATAAAAACATCAATGTCTTGAATGTGAGTTAATAATGCTTGTTTTGTTATTAATTTTTTATTTAAATCTATTACCATAATATTAAAATAAAAAATAAGGGGAGGTTAGTCCCCTTATTAAATGTATAATAATTAAATTTAACTACCCCAATTTTGAGTAGTACTTGTGCCTTCTGCTACAGCATCTTCTGTTAATCTTACTAATAGATCATTTTTTGATGGGAATAATCTACTTGGAGAAACATCGGCTGATTCAATAAAATTAAAATAACGTAATTCTAAATATTTTTTAGGATACATTGGTGAACCATATGTAGTAAATACGTTAAATTTCTTATTTTTTGCGTGTTCGTTTATTAGTGGAAATAAAACATCAAATGCTTCTTTACCACTATTTACAGTAGGAAAACTGTAATTTTCTCCCAATACTGCTTTAGCTACGTGCATTACCCTACTAACATCTAAAATTTCCCTTTTTTCATTTTCTGTGGTAGTTTTATCTGCCATTGTTTTTGGGTAATAAAACCCATTACTAATTGTTGATACACCATCATTAGCTACTAATTTATAATCAGGATAAGTATCAGGATCTTCTTGTTTTTTCTTTTCAATAGAAATATCCACATTTTTCACTACTCCACTATCACCATTATTAAATATAACAGTTCCTCCAAATTTCTTCTCGTTTAAATCAAACATACTTTATTATTTTTATTTGTTTATAAATATTTGAGACCAATCTACTTTTATTTGTCCTGTCTCATCAGACTTAGCCACTACAACTTCTTTACCCTTCAAATGATCACATCTAGATCCTGATAATAAATTTTCAGAAGAAATAAAGTTAATAATAGTTTCTTTTTCTTTTCTATAGAGATAACCTACAGCATCTACTTGAGAACATAAAATAGATGGTTGTTTACCTGTTAAATCAAGTCCACGCTCATTCATTTCTTTACCTTCTTTTTCGATTAATTTGTCTTTAACATGTCCTAAAATTATTAGAGTGTCACAAACTTCTTCTAACTCATTTAAAACCATTTCTAACGCTTTTCTAGTGTACCTATAGCCTGCTCCATTTGGTAATGATGTTACATCATCACCTTGCCAATTACGGCCCATAGAAGTCTCTTTATACATTTTTCCAGCTAGTGGTAAAACAATAGCTTCTAATGCAGTTACAGTATCTAATGCTAGATATTTATATGTGTAACCATTTTTAGCTTTATTGCTTACCGCTATAGCGTCAATTAATTCTTTAAGGACAATTATTGGTATTTTGTTTTCCTCTTTAGAAATTTTAATAACATCATATTTTAAAGCAGTAACAAAATTACTACCACCTTCTATATCTATAATCAAACAATTATCTAGTTCTGCGACTATTGTGGTTTTTCCCATCTTAGGCTGACTAAAAATAACTATTGATTTAGGATTTACTCTTGATGCTCCTTCTTTTTTACTTGGTAATTTACTCATTTATTTTTCCTTTATACCTATCATCTAGGTCTTTTCTAAATAAACACATGTAAGATAAAAACATTGCATTACACAATATGTGCCCTACGTGATCTAAACCACTTTCTTTGTCTTTATCTTCTGCATTTGAAAAAGAATTAATATGGCGTTGCATACTATCTAAAATTTCAGTATATTTCAATCCTTGTTTCCAATTATGAGCTGAATATTTATTAGCACCAAACATTAAAGTTTTTACTAGTGGCTCTAATGCGGCCCAACTAACTAAACTCCATTTTAATTTTCCTTCATTCTTTCTTTCCCCTACTTTCATATTATTTTCTTGTTGTAGAATTGATAAAATCATACACTCCTTTTAAATTAGGATCATTTGGTAATGGAAGTTCTTTAAAGAAGTTTACAGCTCCATCAAAAAATAATGGACACACTGATCCACCACCACCACTTCTACTACCTATAAGTTCTATAAATCTTATATTATCTTTAAAAAATGTTATATCATATCCTTGATATTCTCTTATCTCATGTCTAAATGGGCTAAATAATCCAATTATAACATTAGCATCTCGTTGTGTCAATTTACAATCGCCTAAGCCGTCTAATGATGGCTTTAATTTACCAACTTTCATATTATCAATAGATTCTTGAGCGGCTGCTTGTTGTTGTATTACAACGGGAATATATTTATATTTATTTCGCATTCTTATAAGATAATCTGAAGATAACTTAACAATAGATGCATGTAAGCTCATTTTGTGCCCGTTTTCTTCTTCAGTTGAAATTAAACTTATGTGATCAATAAATACCATAACGTATTCTTCTGGATCGTTAGGTTCATAATAATCATCAATTTCTGTTAATACTCCTTTAATATTTATAGTTTTTTTATGTTGCACACCATTAGCTTGCGCATAAGAACGTACAAATTTATAAATACCTGTAGGATTTCTAATATCATCAATAAACTCAACTATTTCTTCAATTTTTTTAAAGTATGGTTCATATTTTGATATTAACTCTAATATAGAATTATTTAATATTTTATCTGCTTTAGTACTTCTAAGGTCGCTAGGAGCAATTCTTACTCCTTCTTTTACATATATAATGTTAGAAAACGCTGAAAGCATTTTTTCTTCCTTAGACATTTCTAAAGTAAAATAAAATATTTTTAATTTTACAGTTAGAGATTTGTCAATTACTTGTTGAATAGTATTATACAAAAATAGCCAATCAGCTATTTGAGTTTTCAAATTTGTTACTTTTATTTCTAAAAGGTTAAGTCATTTCTGCTTAACTCTATAATTTAGTTGTTAATTTTAATGATTCAAACAATTTATCAATATATTTATCGTCATATTTAGTATTACTAGTATATCTGTTAAAATTATACCCAGTTATATTTGTATGCCCTCGTAAAAATGGAGTTTTCCAAATAGAATGAGAAGGATTTATTTTCTGTTTAAAAAATATTACTTTGTTTATTACTCCACAAACTTGTGCTCTAAAATTATTATTATATAAAACAGATAATAATTGTTTTTCACTCACACCTTTTGATTTGTAATAACAAAATAAATCATCAAAACTTCTTCTTCGAAAAATTTTGTGGTCTTTTTTAAAAAGTTTTTCACTAAAATACTCACCAGTTGTTAAACTATTTAGGTGTATTGTTAATTCTTTTGTAGTCATTATTATTAATTTTTTATTTTTATAGTTCGGACTGTCTCATATACCTGATTGAAACTTTTAAAAAGAGATTCTAATTTATTTTTTTCTTCAGGTACCTCATTGTCAGTCTCTACACCGTTTTGTTTTATTTTACAATTTTTTAATTTACTCCATCCAAATTTATAAGTTTTACAAATCCAATAGTTTCCATTAAACATATATTCTAAATTTGTAACTTGTTCCCACTTTTTGGGTTTTCTCCAATCTTCGGGGCATTTGACAAGTAATATAATATTATCTGTTGTAAAATTAAAATCAATTGACGGCACGGGATTGCCTTTTTTATTTTTCATTATAATCTAATTTAAATTTTTAATGTACATTTTTAAATTGCCTTCAGGATAACCAATTCTTCTACTAAATGTATGTTTAGGTTTGAATCCTAATAACACTAAATTAGTTGTTAAAATTTGTTCTCCAGGAGACACAATTACAAATATAGCAGTTTGTCCATTACCCGTTGATATTCCAATTTCTGTATTGGCATACATTTCTTTAGTTAATTGAATTAACTTATCTTCTATTTCGTCTATAGAAGTTAAATTATTTACATTGTTTAATTGTCCTAATGCACAACATGCTGTTCTTGTTTTTTCCATTATAATGTTTTAAAAGGGTTTCCCCGTTAGCTAATTAATTTTAATAAATATTTTCTCAACCAAGTTTTAGAAGTAAAATTTAAAATTTTATTTATAATTTCAGTTGTTAAAATTGGTTTACTGTTTATTATTTTAATAGAATTAAATCGTTTTTTATACATATCGTTGCCTCTAGTAGAAGAATTAGTAAAAAATATAGCATGATACTGAAACCCTGTTCCGTATCCTGTAGGAATTTCATTGCAAACTATTAATTGGTAATGTTTTTTTAAGTTATTTACAAGTTGTAAATTATTTACATTTATATTAAAAGTTACTTTAGTAACTGCATTAAAAAATTCATCTAACTTTTTTACGTTTTCTTTATCTATGTTATGTAAAAAATTAGTAGTACTATCCAAATAACAATGTTTACAATTTCCAATTGCATCACTATATTCTATTTGTGCATAGTTTTTAAACTTTATAGTATAACGAAAAGTTGAATTTAAAGTTCGAGCTATTTTTTCATTTATTTCTATTGTTGTTTTCATTTAATTTATTAATTTTTAATTAACCCCTATTTCTAGGATTCTGAGTTCAATTACATATTACTATGTAAAGGGGCAAAATTTACCAACTTTACTATTCGCAGTAATTAAATAATATTTGCCTTGTTCTATACCAGGCAATTCATTTTCAAATCTAGGAAAGCCCCATGGAATACAATTAATTTTTCCATTAAGCAATCTTTCTCTTTTTTCTACGATATCATCATAGACTCTTGCGTATAAACTTGTATCTTTTATCATTAAGTTAATTTAGAAGTCCATTCATCTGTGCTAACCAATCCTATTTCATCTACATAAGCAGATAATCTAGAAGATTCTTCTCTATTATTTTCTTGTTTAAAAACAAAATAGTCGGCACGCTGTAAATATCTATAGTCACCATTTAAACTATTGATATAAATATCAACTGCTTGAAGAATTTCATCAAAAGAATATTTAGAATTTTCTTTCATCCATCTTGTAAGTTTTATTTCACATGATTTTTGACTTCCCATGGATCCAGCTTTTAATCCTTTCCATTTATCTCTAAATAATTCAATTCTACCATTAATATCATTATTAATATTTCTTTGTGATTTTTTAATAGTTTTTGTTTTACACTCTGTAAAATCAGGTATTTCTATAGTTAAAAAATCTAACAGTTCAATAGAAGGTTCTCTTAGAATATATTTTATTATTTTTTCATCTGTTATTATTTTTATTAATTTTTTATATTGTA